TCTCTACCAAGTCTCGTGTCTTGCTATCGAGGAAATACAGCTGCTCCATGATCTCATCTCCAGGCGGTAGGCCTTTGTTGAAGATGTCACGAACGTCTGCACGCAAGTCTTTCAGGTCAGCATAAATCTCAGGATCAAGCTTTTCATACTTAGCCATTCGAGCGGATATTTCAGCAAGCACAGTGTCACGATCTGCGGCCTTAACCACAAGTGTACCTTCTGTCTTACCTAGCACTTTACCCAGCTTAGCTTCAACATTCAAGATACCAGTCTTTTCACCGGCACCATAGAATGTCACCATGTTCTGGGCTTTAGATGCTTTACGTAGATCTTTTTCAGTCAGACCTAAGCGCTCATTCAGCTTACGAAAACGCGGGTCGTTGTAAGTACTTGCAGCAATCTCATCGTAGAGACGCTGCTTTTGGTTTGTCGGAACAACATTACTGAGCTCAGCAAGCTGTTTATTCTTTGTTGTCAGTGCAATGATCTGCGCACCTGACGAGGACGCATCCTGTTCAAGAGCAAGGGCAATCCTGTAATTTTTCAGTGTATCCAACGCCTTGTCGTCATACACACCGTTCAGATGAGAGTTGATTCGAGATGCTTCCAAAGCAAAGCGCATAAGCTTACCCTGCTCTTCGCCATCAATTTCAGCCATCAATTTGTTTTCAAGAATCTTACGGATGTCTCCAGGCTTACCACGACGCATAGCATCGCCAAGCTCAATCAAATCTTTGCGCCAGTAAGTAGCAATCTGCTGACGTCCTTGAACAGCAAGTGAATTAAACTTGTGCTCTAATACATCAGAAGCTCCACCAAGGAACGCTCCAATTTGATCTTGGAAGTTGTAAAACCCAATCTCACTGAATGGCTCAGCCTTAGCTGTATTTAAGAATGGTCGGTATGTTTCACCCGACTGTGGCCCAATGAGGCCACGCTCATAAATACGTGCGCGATGGTCCAGGAAAGGGTGGTTGCTAAATGCTGCATCTTTATCTCGAAGCCATTTCATAGCTTTAAGACGTTCGTATGCATCGCCACGCTCCAGCATGTACTCACGATATTTGTTCAAGTCGTGATAGAACTGCGCCTTGCCTTTATCATCTTGGAAATTGATGATCTTTTCAATGATGTCATGAAACTCTGGGTCAATCTTATACTTCGCACTTGCTGTCCAATTAAGGGCAGTGACCATATCCTTGTCGATAACGTTCTCAGGAAAATCTGAAAAGCTACTTGTGGATGTGATCGGAATGCGAGTGTCATAGAAGCCCATCAAGCCATCATCAGCAAAATAAGTCTTGTAACCCTCTCGGATGAACAGTCTGTTCTTCTCATCTGTAACACTAATACGTAGCCCTAACTCAACCTTCCGAGTCAACCTGGCATACTTCTGGATGCGTGGATCTACAACACGAATGTTTACAGCAAACGTATCGTAGTAAGGGCCAAAGTAGCGCCCACCCATACGACTCTTCATGCGTCGCTTTTGAACACCAAATGTCTCCAGCTCGTAGAAACCTTTGTTATTCGCATCATCGAGCAATGCAGTACCCAGCTCGTACCATTTGCGCCTAGAGCCTCTGTAGTTGGCCTTGTTGTAAAGGTCACGTCCAAGAGCAACGGCAAACTGGTCACGGTCTGGAGAGTCGGCCAGACTAAGCTGTCTAGCAAACTTCAGGTAGAATGACTCTAGGTCAGAATTTGTTAGGTTCTTCTTTAATAAAACGGGAATTCTATAGTCTAAAACGTTCCTGAGTTCTCGTGCAATTCGCGGTGCTACTCGGTCTTCCCAAGTATTCTTTGCAATGATATTCGGGATGAACTCATCATGGAGCTCTTGCAGTTGCGTAGGGCCGAGCACTGGATCAATGTAGTTTGATTGTTTCAGCTTGAACAGAAGGTTAGCATCCTTTCGAAGCTGAGTCTCCATGTAATCTGATACGTTCATCACATCGAACTTCGTCTGACCTTGCAACACAGCCTTCATGTTTGTCCATGGCTCTGGATTCTTTCGGAATCGTCCAATAGTTATCCGCAAGTTTTCAGTCACTACTGCTCGCTCATTGACACCCATGGAGTGTTCAAGCTTGCCCACAAAATCCTTGATAAAATCCTTGTCAACCTGCTTCAAGTCGGCTGAGTCGTCCACAAGGCGCAGCGTGTTGGCCAGAGTATCCGGACTGGGCTGATAGAGCCGCGCGTCATTGTACACGCCTGTTATCGGATTAAACTTCATATGGTCTTCACGCGGAGGTGCAGACAATACGCGCTGTTTGGTAGCCTTCTTGTTGTGCAAGAGCGTACCACGATAGTTCGTCAGTGACAATGTACCATCAAGTTCACCAGCTTGCAGCAGGTAGTACTCTTTGAGTGCCTTTTGAATTTCGGGACTCTCATAGATTTCATCAGGACGTGCAGCACCTAATTTCAGCGTGTCCAGCTTCTCTTTTGCCAGTGCAAAGCGACGTGTGTCGCCTGGAGTACCATAACCACTGTCTGTCAGTTGACGTAGCTCACGAATACCGACAGAGTTACCGTCTGGGTTTGTAAATTTGTCAACTGTCATTTGTCCGTTTCGGAACATCTCAAGCTTCTTCGTATCACCTAAGTGACGCAGCACAACCTCGTTAGGCTGACGTGAGAGCCAAGTGTTGTAAGACTCTTTCAGCGGTGTCTGGCCATCGTACTTAGCGATTTGATCAGGCGTCAACCTAGCAATATTCCGTTTGCGAATCTGAGCAATACCCTCTAGCTTCGCCAGATCATCATACGCTTTAACAACTGGAATAGTCGTTGAGCGGCAGTGCCAATGGGCTGGAGGCAAGTGTGCAGTGTCACTGATAGGATATACAGTGCCATCCCTAGCAGAACAAAGAGGAGTGGTACGAGAATCGAGAACAGCAACGTACTGCCATCCTTTAATAAGCTTCTCATTTGCTTTATACACTTGGTGGTCGGCTTGTGCATAAATAGAAGTTGTTGCAGTCACGACCAAACCTTTGGCTTGATTACGTGTTATTCCGAATGCGCCCTTCATGACGGTATCAGCAATAGCACTTTCAGATTGGCCTAAGGCAACACCACGACGAATCATGGCTTCAATCCGAATCTTCTCAGCCTTACCTACATCATTCCAGCCTTGATCAAGCGTCAAGTTGCCAATCAAAGGATTCTTAAGCACGATATCCTCAGCCACACGGCGAGTCGGCTGTTGTACCTTCCAGATATCACCCACAGCATTGTGAAGATTACTTGCAGTATGCGATACTTGATCTTTAAACAGGTCAAGCAGGCTTCTGGCTGTGCTGCCATGTGACTGGGCTACCATAGCACCAATCTCTGAGTTCAATTTCTTTTGGAACTCTTTATAGCTAGCGCCTTGCAGCTTTGATTCTTTAATCAGTTTGTCAACACGAATAGCATGTCCATTGATTATCAGGTTGATCTTGCTAGAGGAACGCTCCTCATACAAGCGAACCATTGCAGCGCGATCTACGCTACCATCATATATCAATGTATTTACATTAGTAGTCATTAGTGTGCCTTTAAGTCTCCACGTTCGTAGAGTTCACGTTGATCCATTGAATTGTGTATGATTACTGTCGGCTGTTCCTCATCAGGAACCGGATGACACCAACAGCTTATCGAGGCTTCATGCTCTCGAAAATCCTCATTCGGCATTACATTCAAATCTTCAGTAAGTGTCCAAGTCATAGTATTCCGAAAAAAAAAAATAGTTGTCTATTCCAATGTACTCTCCGAAGAAAGTACATCAGAATAGGTTAACCTAGAAGACGACGGATTTTGCCCATCGGGGTCGATTTGCGAGCAATATAGCTCTTACCGGCAGTGATACCAGCACTAGCTACACCTACACCCACAGCAAGACCGCCAGCGTGCTTAACACCTTCAACAGCACCTGTCTTTGCAGCGCTCAGCAACACCTTACGCATGGATTGTTGGATGCGTGCAGCTTTACCTGCGTTAGCTCCAACCTTACCCATGTTAGCCGCTACTTTGAGACTGACAAGTGCAGATTTGTTGTCAGCAATAGCCTTGCCTGCACCGATAGCAGTACCGGCAGCAGCTGTCAACGCAGCATTAACTGCGCCTACCCGAAACGGGCTTTTGTTTTTGCGAGCGTTCTGATTACCTCGCATTGCTTGAGAAAGCTTTTCAAACATTTGAATACTCCTTAAATGCGACCAGCACGACGCGCCTTTGCTTGAACATCAGCAAGCTTAGACTTCATTGCGTGTCCGCCGTTCTTGGCCTTAGATTTGACACGGTTCATGTTGGCAGCTGCCTTTTCTACAGCTTCTTGGGACACTACTTTGCGCTTCAATTTAGAAGTGCCTTTTGTTGCGGATGCCGTGGCCTTATTCAGTGCATCTTTCGTAGCAGCTGCCTCAGCCTTTACCTTGCTCATTGCAGAGGGTCGCAGTCGAGCCGCAATACCTTTTGCGCCTGCAGCAATCATCTTACCTGCACCAAAGCGTGCGCCAACAGCGCCAGCGGCTACACCGGCAGCAGCTGCGATAGCACCATTACGTTTACCAGCAGCATTCTTATTACCTCTGAGTGCGCTGGAGAGTTTTGAATTAAACATTATTTACTCGTTGCCTTTCTTGCCCTATCGGCGGTTGTTCTAACAGTTTTAGCAAGAGATTTTGCCTTAGAAGCAGCAGACTCAATGCGACCTAACGCAGATTTCTTGCGTGCGTTGCGCTTGCTGATTTGGTCAGCAGCTAGCACAGCACCGCCAATAGCGGCATTTAATGGCACACCGGTGCGAACACCTGTACGCGCAGCACCTACAAGTAGCTTACCTGCTACGCCACGACTTACAGGCACGCCTAGCGCTTTAGAGCCTGCACGAATTGCACGTGAGCCTTTGAAAGCACCTATTGCACTATCTACAGCAGCGCCTGTTGCAAGACTGCCTGCAAGCACGCGAGCGCCTGAGGCCTTCTTAACAGGACCGAGTACCTTAATAGCCTTAGCCTTGATTGCCGCACCTGCACGTTTCAAATGCGGGCCAGCAGCATTCTTGTTGCCTTTTAACGCATTAGACAGGTTGAAGTTTGCCATATTAACCTGGCTTTGCAGATTTAACTGCCTTGACTGCTTTCTTCACAGATCGCTTAATCGCGCCACTGAGCTTTTCAGCAGGGCTCTTAGAAGCTTGCAAGGTGTTTGCAAGAGCTACGCCCTTACC